CATATAGTTTTTCTTTAATGAAGAATGACTTGGGATACTCTTTTAAAAGTATTCTTCTTTCGAAGGCAAAACTAAAAACCTTAGTCATTAATAATATATTATAATTTATCTTTAAGCTATAATAATTTAAGAAATAAATAAATTATAAACTAATTAAATATACTTTATTTTTAAAATATTTAATCGTTTTAAGCGTTTTTAACTATCTGCACTAGATGTGGGGATATGCCATTGGAGACTTCTATAAAACAAATGCGTTATGCATATGATGTTGTTAAAAATGGGATAAAACAAACTTGGAATGGTGCAAACAAGCATTATTTGCATTTGTTAAATCTTCGATGAATTTTTATGAGAATTTATGTGAATTTTATGACATAAAAAATTAATTTATTGGTAAAAGGACATTTGCACAAGATGGGTTGTAAATTTCTGCACTCCCTGAATTTCCTAAGAGAGTTCCAAGTGAGACATTGCCGTTGCTATCTAGTGAGAAAGAATATGTATCCCATTGATTTATATTTGATATATAATTATAAGCAGCATTCAAAATAAAAGTACCTGGAGTTATGCCTGGAGTAGTTGCCACCGAATTTACATAGTTGCCGGCATTATACCATGGATAAATAGTTGGAGGTTGTCCACAAAAAGCGGAAATGATAGCATTATTTTGGTTTTTCAAATATTGAGGACTATTCCAAGATGAACCTGAAAATGATGTATAAATTACTACATTACCCATCAATGCTCCAGAGTTACCAGTATAAAGATTAGTAAGAGTAACATATATCCAGTAAGTTCCTGTCCAAGAAAGTGATGAGGGTACATCATTTCCACTATTATTTATTGATGTAATAAGAACAGATGCTGGCACTACTGGCTCTATTATCGTTTTAGCATTGGGACCAACTTGTAGTACTATTGGTGTAATATTAGAAAAAGTAATAATGTTTGAATATTGATATGTTAAATTATTAGATGGATCTGTATACTGCCATATAGCCAAAAATGTATTATCTGAATTTCTGGCAGCAATATTTGTATAATTTGAATTATTTAAAATAGTTTGGTTCTTAAACTCTGGTGGACTTACCATAGCCCAATAAATTTCCGTATTAATGTAAAAATACAAATTGGAAGTTCCTAAAACACATGCGTAATCATCAGATTGAACTACACTTAAAAAATAATCACCATTACCACCATATCCCCCAAAACTATTTAATTCAGTCAGTAAACTAATATCGGTTAAAGTTCCTCCATAAGCATACCCATAACTAGATGAACTACCAACATAATTAGTTGATCCAACGCTAATTAAAGGAATTTGATTATTTGGATTATATGAAATACTTAATAAACATAATGTAAATCCACTAAAATTATTGCTAGTTGTTGTTAATATTTGTTTTACTGCACCTGTTTCAGTTGACACACTAAAAATAGCATTTAATCCATTATATAATCCGCAAAATAACCATTCATTGTTACCAATATAAGCTATTCCAGATGCTAGAAATTCCGCTGGTATTGAAGCAGTTTGGTAAATTTGTGAATTATTAGTGTTCACATCCAAATATTGAGCAAATATATTATCCTGATCACCAGTGTAATAACATGTCATAATAGCTTCATTGGTTGAAAGTGGATCAACATCGAATCTGACTTTATTACTTTTACCAGTCTTTAATTTGGTACCAGTTGTCTCACTTAAATCCTTTATTTGCTTTGTTGATACATCCCAAATCATTTTTCCTGATTTATATTTTGCATCTTTAATTACAAAACACCATCTACAATCATCCTTACCCATTATGGTTGTTGGTTCAAATGGTTTATTTCCATTAAAAATATCTACCCAATTTTTAGCATCTGAGTTGTAGATAATTCTTTGGTTGTTGTTAGCGGAATAGATTTGATATAAAGTTATTTCATCATTAGTCCTAAATATAATTTTGTATTTTTTCTTATCAGTTTGAATTATGTAAACATCACCAATTAAGGTTTGGTTAAAGAATGGTCGATCAAATTTTGGTCGACAAGGATTTTTTACAGTTGTTAAAGCACCTATATCTAATCTTACATTATTGACACAACCAGTGATTAATTTATTTTTAACTGTATCGCTTTTATTGATTATTTCTTGAGTACTTACGATCCAGCACATTTCACAATTTTCGTAAAATACTTTTTTAAGAACGAATGCCCATTTTTTAGAATTTTTCACCATAATTACAGTTGGTTTAATCGGTGTATTTTCCAAAAATAAATCTACCCATCTTTTAGTATTAGTGTCATAAACTAATCTTTCGGAATTAAAATTTTTATAACTTCCATTCCATATTTGGTAGAGAGTGATAGAATCAACTGATGAAAATTTAATTTTGTATTTTTTCTTACCAATTTTTTCTATAAATACATCAGAAATTGCAAGTGAATCAAAATAAGGAGTTTTTTTAACGCAGGTATTCCCTGATTTATCTGTCATAATATATAAAATATAAAAAATAAAAAATATAAAAAATAAAAAAATAAAAAGTTATTTTTAATAAATATTTAGAATAAATTAATAAAATAACTTTTTTTTAGTTTAAAAAATAAAATATTACATAGTATAAGAACATGTTAAAACAAAAGGTATATATTTGTCAGATTTGTGGAACGACTCCTGATCAGATTTCCCATCACAAAAATCATCTTGAATCGCAGAAGCACAAAGATAAAAGAGAGCTTCTTAGTCTAAAATTGTCAAAATTAACTGAGAAAGAACTGGTTGAACAATATAAGATTTCAAATATTGAACAAATTGTTCAAGAAAAGGAGTCTTTTTTTTATTATGAGAAAAAATTGAATAATAATCAGCATATTTCATGTGTTGATGACAAAATGTCTGAAAATATTGAGGAGAGCCAAGGTATTTCTAATAGAGAAGCCCTAAGAGATAAGATTCACGAAATACACAATTTTTTAAGAAACAATGGAGCTGGATATGGTATGAATGCTTTAAAAGTATTCAATTTGCTGTATGGACTCAAGAAAATTGAAGAAAATGGACTAATTGATATGGTAAATTTGAAAAAGCCTGAATGTTCTTTTTCTTATTTGTTGGAAAAAGCTAATCAGAACGAAGATGAGGAAATTGCATCTTTAATTTTAGGTGAAATTACTTCTTCGATTTACAATAGTAGTATTAAAGATCTTCTTTATTACGAAATCCCACAAAACATCAAAGGAAGTGTGTTCACGCATTTAATTAAGGAGATTGATAAAATCACTATGATTGAACGAACATGCAATGTTTTATTATCTGGTAAAATTTATGAATATTTTATAGGAAGAGATGAAACCGCAATCAGTGAATTAGGTGCATATTTTACGGATAGACGTATCGTTGATTATATCTACTCAAAACTTGATTCAAAGATAAGTGAAAATGGAGAGATTGAGTCGATGATTGATATGTTTGGTGGATCAGGTGGTTTTACTACGGGGTATATTGATTACTTAAACCAAAAATATTCTGGAAGTGTGAACTGGATTACTGAGATTAATAAGGTTTTTCATTATGATATTAATGAAGATGTTATCAAATCAGCTGGATTGGAATTTTTGTGTTTAACGGGTGTTTTACCGAATATGGAAAACTTAATGTTCAAAAATGCATTTACGGATGAATTCTCCAACGTAAAGTTCAAAAATATTATCACAAATCCTCCATATGGCGGAGATAAAATTAAACAATCTGATGCACAGATCAAGAGAGAGAAGATCAAGGAATATATCAAGAATGAGATGCCAAATGTTACTAATGAGGAACAATTATTAAACATGCAACGACAACTTAAGAAAATCGGTGATATAGAGAGGCTTGAACGTGAAGAGTCTGATAAAAGCAGAGTTACATTGACTTCATGCAGTGGAAGAATACAGAGATTTGCAAGACAGAATGCACTAACTGGAAACGATAAAGAAAGTTGTTCATTGATTTTAATGATGGAATTATTAGATGTTGGTGGAACTGCGATTGGAGTTTTAAAGGAAGGAGTATTTTTCAATAAGACCTATAAGGATTTGAGAAAATGTTTGATTGAAAAATTTAATGTGAAGGAAATTATCAGTGTTCCACAGGATCAATTTGAGAATACTTCCACAAAAACATCAATAGTTATTTTTGAGAATACAGCTGAAAAAACAACTGAAGTAAAATTTAAGGAATTGATTGTTGAAAGATATGATGCTGATAAGTTCAAAGAAATCAATGGTGAAATTTTTTTAATCGAAAACAAGGGCGATGTTGTTAAAGGCTGTCTTTCGGATAAAGAGGTTGCAACTGCAACTAGAAGTGAGATTCTTGAAAATGCTATTTGCTCATTGAATGCGAAAGATTACAATAAGAAGGTACTTGTTTGTGGTGAGGATTATGAACTAGTTAAATTAGGAGATTTATGCGAATTTTTACCGAAGAGTAAAAGACAAGCTGCTTTTGGAAAAAAAGAAGGAAAATTTAATTTTTACACTTCAAGTGAGAAAATTCAAAAATGTGATATTGCTGACTATGATGAAGAATGTTTAATTATAGGTTCTGGTGGAGTCGCAAACATCAAAATTGATAATATGTTTAGTTGTTCAGCCGATAATTTTGTTATTAAATCAGATAAGAATTTTTACTTGTATAACTTTTTTAAAGGAAATATGAGTATTTTATCAGATGGTTTCACTGGTTCAACTTTGAAACACATTTCAAAAGATTATCTACTGAAATTAGAAATACCAATTCCAAAATCACCAGCAAAAATTCAAGAATGGGTTGATAAAATATCATCACCTTATGATGAAATGAATTCAAAGAAAGCAAGAGTGATTGAATTGGAATCATTTGTTCAGAATCGTATTAAGGAAATTATTGAAAATGAGGATTGTGAAGAAGTTGAATTAGGAAAATTATGTAATATTCAAAATGGAAAGAGAATTGTTAAAGGAAGAACCGAAACTGGTATTTATCCAGTCCTTGGTGGAGGGGGGTACACAAACTTCTATACTAACATTTATACGCATTCAGGTAGAAACTGTAAAATAAGTCGCGAAGGATTATCGATTGATTCTTGTGTTATGATTTTAAATGATAAATTTTATCTGAACAGTCAAGCTTTAACAATTACTTCCAAAGATCAAGAAATGATAACAAATAATTATTTATGGTATTTTCTTTTGATTAATAAGCAGAAAGTATTTGATTGTTCAAGAGGATCAATACAAAAAGCGATTGATATTGAACAGTTTTTTAAATTGGTAATAATTTTTCCAAGAGACAAATATTTAATAAAAGAAATGGAGCCAATTTTTCAGGAAATTGAAGTATTACAGAATGATATTAAAGTTGCTGAAAGATTGTACAAGCAGTACATTCAGGAATTAAGTGAAGAAGCACTGCCTACCCAAGAAAACCAAGTAATTCAAGAAGTAATTAATGTTCCAATCGAAGAAATTGTAGCAGAAGAACAAGTTATTGAAAGAGTTGCTGATAACCTTGATGGTTTGCAACTTGAACAACCAGACGATGAAGAAGAAGAAGAAGAAGAAGAAGAAGAAGAAGAAGAAATTGTTATTACCAAGAAACAGAGTCCAGCAGGAAGAGCTTCTGGATCGGTTGCACCAAGAAAAAATAAGTCATCGATGGATGAATTATTGAAATCACTTATGCCAAAGAAACCAGCTTCCAAGAAAAAATGAAGTAAATTTATTGCATTCAATTTGAATTA